TGTAGAGATTAGTGAATGGGAAAAATAAACTAAACTAAATAAAATAAACAAATGAAAAAAACAATTAAAATACAATCGGTTTTCTTTAATAAGGTACAATTTGATATATGTATCTTAGCAGGTATTTTAGAACTACTAGAAAACAATATATTGGAGGTTCGTGAACTATGTGAACTATTCAATATTGAAAAAACGGAAGATACATTGGACGCTATTATTTCTAAATTAAATAGTGAAATTTTACCAATCGTTCAAGGAAATAAAAAGTATCCAAATGGGTTATCTGTGGATAGAGCTAATCTAGTAATCGTATTTGATACAAAGGTTTTATGTAAAACCGAACCAATAGAATACACAATGGAAATAAAAACGCTAGACAAAAAAGAAGAACCCAAAGAGAAGGAATCTCCTGTTGTAGTTAAAAAGAGACGCTCTAAAAAATCTTTAAACTCTACAGACTAATGAATCTATTTAAAATAATAGAAGTGAACCCTGTCACAAATGTACGTAGATGGGACATTTCCAATAATCTTGGTAATTTTATTAAACACGTTCCTGAAAAAGACTTGCACATTTTTGTTAAAAATAAAAAACAAATAAAAGGTACTTTAAAAGGAATAAGTATGGATAGCTTATTAAACATAATTATTAAAGATTTAGAAAATCAATCGAAACCTGACACAAAAGATATTAAAAAGATGAAAGAAGGTTTAGTGTGGTTGGAGAATCAAAATAGCATACGTAAAAAATAAACAATATGATAAGAGAAACACAGACTTTCCTTAACTACTTCCTAGATAACGTTCTTGTCAATGACAAAAATACACATACCACAAAAGGTGTCGATGGTATACAAGGTGTAAGAACAAATAATGCTATCACTCAGGCTTTACTTAAACTAAAAGAAAAGTTTAAAAAAGAGAATCTGAAATGGAACGACAAATTCAATTTTATAGGTATTCGTACAGATAACGACTTAGATAATTCGTTTGACGATTGGTTTCTTTTAGTAGTAGATGGTACACTAATAGCTTGTCCTGCTAGTACAGTTTCTGGAACTCCAGGAATCATTAAGTACTGGAACAGAAGGATAAATAACCGAACAGGTGTCGGAACTATTGCAGAGAATCAGCAAATAGATTACTTGCTAGTAACGCCTAAAAATAAAAAACATTGGAACTGGTCTTGGACTGGTGCTGGTGGTTTTCTATTTCAAGACAATGCAATTAGGTTGTATAGAGGAGCAGTTCAACTTAAAGGAATATGGCACATCAATAAGAACAATCCGATACCTAACTCTATGGGAGGAGGTTTTAACGTACATAGTTGGATAGGTTGGGTTTGGTCAATTGTAAATAATCTATCGGAAGGCTGTCAAGTGTGTACGGAAAAATACTGGAAAGTAATATTCCCTTTATTAATTAAGTATTCTAAAAACGATAGAGTAATCTATACAATTTTACAGTGGTAACAGACATCCCGTTATTTGAGATAGAAGATGTATTTAAAACACGGTTCTTTCATAATACTTATGATTTTAGAGAGTCTGCGAAGACTTTCATAAAGCACGGTAAGTATTGTTTAGCACCTAAGAAATCTATGGAATGGTATCAATTTTGGGAACGTGAGACCGACAGATGTTTAAATGGTATGTACTCTTCTGGTATGTATGTAACGGGAAAACATTATTTTTATTTAAACTACTGCCCTATTCAAGCTGTACCCGATGGATTACATTTGGAAATATATCCTGATTTAGCTAAGAATAGAAAGATACTTACTTTTGCCAAATTTTGGGAACTAGATTATCAGTGGTTTCTAACCAAATTAATGTGTGAACAAAGAGCTGCGTCTGGAAGTAGATTAGACTGTCATTTAGTGTGTTTGAAAACTCGTAGGGCAGGTTACTCATTTAAAGAAGCATGTGAGGGGGTTTATAATTATACGTTCGCAAAGGGTAGCAAATCTCTTTACTATGCAGGTACAGACCAATATTTAACAGAAGGAGGTATTTTCAATAAGGTAGATGCAATGCTCGCACATGTGAACGGTCATACCTTTTGGAAGCAAAACTTTCTAACTAATACACAGCACTACAAAGTATCTGGTTATAAGGAAAAGAAGACTAAAAAACCGTTAGGTAATAAATCTCAATTACAAGCAGTAGTACTAAATAAAGCAAACAAAGCAAGGGGCGATGATGCTCTCAAAGTAACGTTTGAAGAATTTGGTTCATTTGATGAAGGTTTGCGTGCTTGGGAGATTTGTTTACCACAAGTACGTGCAGGTAAGATTACAACAGGTTTAATGACAGGGTTTGGTACAGGTGGTGATGTAGAAGGACTAGTCAAGACCAAAGACGGTATGGAAGCTATTGAAACTATTTTTTATAATCCAGCAGCGTACTTAGCCGTTGCATTTCCTAATATCTGGGACGAAGGATTGGAAGGTACTGAATGTGGATTCTTTGTACCAGCGTTTATGACGTATGATAGTTTTGCAGATAAGGACGGAAATCTTAATAAAAGAGATGCTTTAAACTTTGTATTAGATGAACGTAAAATACGTGAAAAAGGTAAGAACATAGACCACGTAAAAGCAGAATCTCCATTAGAACCGAAAGAAGCATTACACAGAGGAGGATTCGATGAGTTTCCTCGTAGCCTTATTATATCACAAAAAAACTTTTTAAATACAGATACGCTCGTTGCAAATACTACAAGAGTTTGTAAGTTTGACAAAACAGGAATGAATCTAGTACCATCTACAATATCTCCATACAATGAATATCCTGTACCATTGGATGGAAACGAAAAGAAATCATCGATTGTTATGTGGCAAGATAGATTTCTAATAGAAAATTCAGTACCTGGTGAAATAGGTGATGTATATATTGCAGTACTTGACCCTGTTATGAAAGATGAAGCACCTACTAGTAAATCTATTTTTGCCTGTTACATATACAAGAGAACGACCGATTACGACAAACGACAAGGAGATAGAATAGTTGTAGCTTATAATGCTAGGTATAAAACTCGTGCAGTTTACTACAAAGAATTGTTTCAACTGATACGGTACTACAACGCTAAACTATATTGTGAAGCAGGCGGAGGGGGCGATGCTGTATTAGATTACGGACGTACAAATGGGTTCGAAGACTACTTGGCGTATGAACTTACCTTTGACAATAGAAAAGAGATGGACATAACTCGTAATAGAAGTTATTTTATAAATATGCCCACAACTCGTAAGAATAGTGCTATTACATTCTTAGCAGAATGGTTAGTACGTGAGCGAGGACTAATCGCAGATAATCCATTAGCGAAAGACGGAGTGTTGTTAAACATACATTTATTCTTTTGTATAGGGGGTTTAACGGAATTAGAAAAATACAACGATACAGATAACTTTGACCGAGTATCTGCATTACTTATATTAGCATTGGTCATACAGGAAATAGAAAAAGAGCAAAAAGAAAAAGAAGAGACTAAGAGAGAGAAAAATAAATCTAATTTTTTCAATCGTAGCATATATAAAAAACAAAGAAACTCCCACATCAAAAATACTTACCTATCCGATATATGAAACCCGACATAAGAAAAAGATATACAGGAACTAAACCTAGTTTAAAAACTACGCTTGCCGAAAAAGAAAAAGATAATTTTGAATGGTACAAGCAATGTGCTGATTATTATAGTACAAATGCAACTTTTCACGATACCAAAAAAATAGAAGAGTTAGATGCACTATACAAACTATTCAATAATAAGATAGATAGCAAATTATTTCAAAAGGTTCAAAATCCTTTTAACACAGAGAACGAAGAATACAAACATTTTCCTTCCGAAATACGCCCTTTTAATATATTGAGAACTCTAATTGAGAGATTAGTAAGTGAATACAAACTAAGACCAAAAGGATTTCAAATAGAAGTATTAAACAACGATGCTGTTGATAACTATAAAGAGGAAGTAAAAGAAAGTATCTTAGCTCAAATGAAAGAAATATGGGGAGCTAAAACAGAAGGTAAAGAACAACAGACACAAGACCCTGATGAACTAGATAGAAAACTGTCTGGTAGTTATATGGATAATCGTGCGATAGTTGGTACTACCGCACTTAACTGTTTGAAGCGAGAATCTAATATGGACGAAAAATTAATTGAGGGGATGTTCCACTGGTTAATTTCAGGTGCTGTATTTAGCTATAAAGGAATTGTTCACGAGCAAGATGTTGATTATGAAATCATTAATCCTAAATATTTTGATTGTGCAAAGAACGAACATATTACATACGTAGAAGATGCTAGTTGGGCTTGTAGTGTTAGGTATTCCCCATTGGCTGACATAATTGACAGATACTACGAAGAGCTTGAAGATTCGGATATTAAAAAACTAGATGATTTAAAAAATATATCTAACAGTAGAAGGAATAATACCTCCAACAATAGAGGTAATTTAGAAGATGACATAATAGAAGAGCTTCACGTAGTTTGGAAAGCGTATACTAAATTTGGCATATTACAGTTTGTTGATGAGATGGGAATGCCACAAGAAACAGAAATAGATGAAACTTACAAACTAGACAAAGAGATGGGAGATATTTCTATATCTTGGCATTGGTCTACTGAAGTATTTGAAACAACTATTATAAATCAAGACATATACTTAAATAAGCGTCCTATTATAGTACAACGTAATAGAGTAAATAGAAAATCATCTTGTAAACTTCCGTATAATGGTAAATACTATTCTGACATAAATGCTCCTAACATTTCTATAATGCGATTAGGTGTACCTTATCAGATATTGTATATTATTATAATGCACAAGATAGAAAACGAACTAGCAATGGATATGGGTAAAGTTATGTTGATTCCAAAGAGTGCTATACCTACAACAAATGGTTGGGATGAAGATAAGTTTATGTATTATATGAAATCTATGGGAGTAGCATTTATCGATGAATCAAAAGTAAAACCAAATTTTAACCAATATACAGTACTGAACGGGAGTAGATTAGATATAATAAGTCAGCTTGTTGAATTGGCTAGTTGGGTGGAACGAAGATTTGAAGAACTTTTAGGAGTAACCCCTCAGAGAAAAGGACAAACAACAGGGTCAGCGTTAGTTGGAACTACTCAAAGAAGTATTAAAGAATCTTATGTAGTTACCGAAAAGATGATGTATAGTTACGAAGAGTTTGTAGAGCGTGAGTATATAGGACTTTTAGATGTTAGTAAATATGCTTGGATTGATGGTAGGAAATCAATGTACGTAAGTAGTGACCTCAGAAGTGCTATTTTAGATATTGACCCAGTTACCTATACCGACACAGATTTTGGTATGATACCTACAAACTCTGCCAAGTCGATGGAAATATATGAACAAATGAAAGAAACTATTCAAAACTTTGCAAGTAGTGGAGCAACTCCATTGTCTGTTTTAAATATGATAGATTCTGATAGTGTTTCTGAGTTGCGAACTAAATTAGAAGAACAAGAAGCTATATTAGAAAAACAAAAACAAACAGAACAAGAGCGTAAAATAGAAGAGATTGAAGCTACTAAGAAAATGCAAGAATCTCTACAAGACATCAAGAATGAGTTTATAGAAAAAATAGAAATTCTGAAAAGTCAAACAAGTATCAAAGTTGCAGAAATACAAGCAAACGCAAGTGTGATGCGTAATACTATGGTAGAACCAGTTGATATGGATGGTGACGGAGCTATTACAGAAAGCGAAGTAGAAGAATTTGCTATACAGCGTCAAAATATGATAAATGCTGTGAACACAAAACAACAGGAGATTTATCAAAAAGACAGACACAAAGCGATTGATACTAATGTAGAACTGTACAAGGAAAAAAACAAAAGAGAAATAGAGGAACTAAAAGCCAAAACAGCACTTAAAAATAAAGTGAGTGGAGAACGCTAAAATCACATAATAGGGCGATTTTTAAAATGAACCCTTTTCACTAACTAATAATAATAACATTCGTATATTTGCATAGCAACACACATAACATACACAAATGGGAGAAGATAACGAAGATTACGAGCAAGATAATTCTTTGGAGGGACAAGACCCAATAGAGGGACAAGACTCAATAGAACAAGAAGGTACTAGTACACAAGAACCTGAATTGTCTACCGAAGATTATGATAGATTAAGTACTCTGCTTGAAAAACCAGAAGAAGAACTAACTGATGAAGACCGTTCTTTTATGGAAGCCAATAGTGATTTTATTGAAGAAGAAGTATCTCTACAACAAAGTCTACAAGCAATACTTGATTACGAAGATGATGAACAAACTATAAACGAAGGTTCGCCCGAAGAAATAGCAAGTTTCATTATTAAAAGAGATTCGACAGTTAAACAAAGAGCTAGAATCGATGCTTATCAAGAACTTAGAGACAGAGACCCTGAATTATACAACGCTATTGATTATGTATTAAGAGGAGGTAAAAGTAGAGATTTTTACAACTCAGCACAAGCAATAGATACACAGGAAATTAAAGATGAACAAGTTGCTAAATCAGTTTTGAAATCTTTTTACACAGCTAAGGGCATTGGTGAACCTGTGATAAATAATATTATAAACGGGTTTGGTACGGAAGACGATTTAATAAAACACGCAAAGGAAATAAGCGTTGCTGAGATAAAACAAAAAGAAGCTGAACAGTACGAAATCATTAAGCAACAAAAAGAAAATCAAGAGCGATTAAATAACTACGCAGACCAAATCACAAATACTCTTAACGAAAAAATTACAAAAGGAGAAATTGGTGAGTTTATAATCCCCTTAGAGAAACGAAAAGAATTTGACAAATATATAAGAAGTAAAACAAATGTATATCCTAACGGAGAATTATCTGTTACTACTAGATTCCCAAAAGAGCAATTAGATGGTGTTTTACAAGCAGAGTGGTTTAGGTTCGTTAATGGCGATTTGAACAAACTTATTAAAAGAAAAGCAGCATCTCTCAATGCACAAGGTCTTAAAAAGAGAATGAGAACAGAAAGACCTAAATCAGGAGTTGGTGGTAAACCAGGTTTTACACTACGGGAATTATCTAATACCTAATTAAAATATGAACGCATACAAGGAAAAATTTGAACTTAAAACAGCTACATACAGCTCAAGTAATTTTCTCGATGAAAATAGCTGGTATGAACAAGGACACGGAAAACGTGATATTCTAACCGACAAAGTATTACACTTACTTCGTGCAGATGGTAAACAATTCCCTATTTCGCAAGTTGAATTTATGGGGTCAATGGGTATACAAAGCCCTGACAATGTAAAAGGTGTGAAAGACACTGAATACAAATTCCCTATAATGGACAGAGACAACAAGGGAGGTCGTATTGCAGTATCTGTAAATGCAGGAGAGCCTGGTATTCAAGGTACTGAATTTATTGTAACAATGGTAGATAACTGGATTACTCGTTTCTCATTAGTGCGTTCTCCACAAGGAGTACTTGCTCGTGTACAAGATGAGCCAATCAAAGTTGGTGACAGATGGGATTACAAATTCGTACTTATTAGTGAATCATTAGAAGTATTCTGCCCTTACTCAGAACTACAAGCAGGTATTGAATGGTGTGTTATTGGTTCTGCTGTTCCTTTGCAAGATAGCCGTTCAAGATTTCACAAAATGATGACTTGGGGTTCATTAGTAAACCAAATCGGATTTATACGTAAAGATGCTCAATGGAAAGCAACCGCTGCCCATAAAGTATATGATGTATCTATATCTGTGGACACAGGTGAAAAAGGTGGTATTCAAAGTACCAACTCTTGGATTGACCATTTTATGTTTACTTTCGAGCGTGACTGGTACGAAGAATGCGAACACCTTTATTGGTACTCGAAATATAACAGAGCTAACGGAGCTATAACTAATCACGATTATTTGAGTGGTCAGCCTATTCCAATGTTCGCTGGTATTTTTGACCAAATGGTAAACCAAACTACTCACGGACGTTTAACCTTTAAAAGATTAACTGACGGTATCGCTGATGTATATAACCAATTCCCTGACGCAAGAGGTAAAATGGTTACTCTTTATACAGGTATGGGTGGTATGCGTGATGCAGACCGTGTGTTAAAGCAAGAAGCTAATTCTACTTTGGGTCTTTTAGGTCAAGGTGCGGCTGCTAGTATGTTTATCAAAGGTAGTGACCGTGAATTAGAATTTACAGGTTATTTTGATAGATTCGCACATATTGACGGATACGATGTTGTATTTAAGTACAATCCAGTATTTGACTTTGGTAGAGTAGCTCAGGCTCAGAAAGCATCTGGTTACATTCACCCTGAATCAGGATTCGCAATGGAATCACACCGTATGGTATTCTTAGACTTGAACAGTGTAGAAGGCGAAGCTAACCTACAATTTATGAAGTACGAATACATTGATAGTCCTTACGAGGAAAACATCATTATTGGTACAGGTAAAGCAACAGATATTCCTCCATCGTTAAGACGATTGACAGGTGGAGCATCAGACAAAAGGTCATCAACTGACACTAATACTCACTCCTACCATAGATTTGCAAGTAAAGGATTACAAATCCTTAGAGCGAATCAGTGTTTGGATATGAAATGTGTTATGTAAGTGTTGTGCTTTTTCAGGTAGGGGGAAACCCCTACCAATTAGCCTTAGTAGCTCATTGGGAGAGCGTTTTACGTGCTGTAAAAAGGAAGTAGGTTCGATTCCTGCCTTTGGTTCATAATTTTCTAATAGTCCGCTTTATATCGTGATGGTAACACAATCACTTTTGAAGCAAAAAGCAACAGCATAACCAAACACAACACAACAAATGCAAGAAATAGCCAACAAACACAAAAATAGCTACATTGTAAAAGTACAACGTAGAATACCTTATTTTCAAAACGCACAAAATTTAGAGATGGCAGAGGGTTATTTCTCCTTAGCATCACGAAGTATTGGTGGATATTATAAAAAGGACGAAGGGACTAGAGCAGGTAAAGGATTAGACCCTGCAACTGTTGAAATATTATTACCTCAGATATTAGGTGTTTATGTTAGCGACCCGTCCTTCATAAAAGAGGTAGAGCAGTTTTATATAAACATTATCCATAATGTGCAACCAGAGGGATTGGAACTGGAAATAGGTATGTCAATTGACAACGAAAAACCTATTACGGAATATGATGAAAAATCAAAAACGCATAAAGTTTTTCAATATCCAATAAATCCGTACCAATATGTTTGCTATATGCACATTATTGGACATCCTATGGTGGCGAGAAGTAAGGAAGAAGCAAACAAGAGACCGTCAGATATGTGTAAATATTATATTGAAGACGAATTGATTGAGAGAAACGCCAAAATAAAAGAACTAAAAATCAAAGACAAAGCGGCTTCTATTTACGAGAAATACAAAAAAGATTACGAAATTCAAAAACAAATATTAGTTAATTTAGGTATAGATGCTTTTAGATACGATACCACTAAACTTCAATTAACTTTCAGAAAACAAATAGAATCTGACCAAATTAGGAAAATCGAACAATTTGTGGCAGTTGCAGAAGACGACTTACTTATTAAGTTATTTACAGTTCGTGCTTTTCTAGCTCTTGGTGTATTGAAAACAGAAGGAATTAAAATATTAGATTCTGAAAATAATCGATACTTAGGCGACAGTATAAGAGAAGTAGCGTTAGAACTGTACAAAGCAGAGAACGCAGATTATTTGAGCTTGCTTAAAGCACGTCAGATAATTAATTAAAAAATAATATGCAAGGAAGTAACCAAAGTAGAATTGTACCCGATGATATGTTTGTCATCATAGACGTAACTCGGGCACAGCAAATGGGGTATCCCATTGACCTTCTTTTACAAACTGCGATACAAGGAGTCTTAATCAACGAAGAACTTTACCGATTTGTAAATAAAGAAGATTATATTAGAGATAATTCAAATTTGAAAGGAGGAGATAATGCTGCCTAAACAAATGATTAATTCGGTTAAACAAGCCGTCAATGCAATTGCTTCTAATAAGTGGTCTTTATTTACAGACGCAGACATTATCGATGCTCTAAATCAAGCACAAGAAGAGTTTGTAGAAAAAGGAGTAGCTAACCTAATGGAAAGCAAGCCAGGTTATAACAATAACGACAAGTTTATCAATCAAATGAGAACGCTTGTAAAATCTAACTACAGAATACCCACTCTTGTACCGAGCGTAAATGTTCCACCTGATGGTGATATGTATCGTCCTAACTTATTGTACTCAGTGCTTCCCGAAGACTTTATGTATTTTTTATCTTCCGACAGTATCGTACAATACGTAGAAGGTGCTGAATGTGAAGATAGCGATAGTGTATGTGTAAGAGAAAACGCACACAAAGAATACATTGCTGTAATGCCTTACGAGCAATTGGTAAATAGTGGTTGTATTGATTTGTTAAACTTTAAAATAGTTTTCAAAAACCAATGGAACGGCACTAATTACAGTAACAATAATGTAATTTTCGATATTCGTGACTATCCCGAACTAAAAGGATTAAAGTCAGAAGAAGATAAGTTTATGATTATCCGTTTGTTTTTAGATACCATAAACCGTTATAACTCTACTCCTGAGTGGACTGCCGCTAGTTTTAATAGTTCTTTTAACCCTTCTTACGATATTAATGAGTTTGGTATTCAATCTACTAAATACCCTATGTCTGTCTATTGGGAGTACTACAGAGGTAGATATTTTAAGAACTCGTTTGTATTTGTAACAACCAATGCCGTAGAAGTAGCCAGTCAAAACAATATGATTGTAACTAACTATTCTATTGTAAATACAGGTACAATCGCTAGTTCGTATATTGAGATTTACGGAAAAGGATTTTCAGGTGTAACAATATCTGACATTAGTATAGGAAGTACTCCTTTGACAGCAGGTTTAGGTGGAACAGTTGAAATATCTGATACTGTTATAACAATTTCAGGACAACGTTTAATCGATGTACAAACAGTTATTGCCGCTACTGGAAACTTTGACATAAATATCAATAACCCTGTATCTGCTTTATCTCAACAAATTAGATACTACGTAATATCTAACACAAATGCAATCGGAACTCGTTCTAGTGAAATAGGTATAAGCGGTTCATTTGAAGGAATTTTTGTAGAGTTACAAACAGGAGAAGGTGTTCCTGTATTCTCAGGATTACCTAATAGTAATACTTATACTTATTCTATCGCAGAAGGTTTAGAAGGTACACGAGGTGTATTTAGAGAATTTAATTTTAGAAGACCTGTTATTTGTACATCTATTGTAACGGACGAAGTTATAGTAGGGTATCATAATAACCGCTTTTTGAAACAAGAAAACATATCAAGAACACTAGACAGTACTACAAACAAACCTATTAAAACTAGACCTATTTGTACGCTTTCTAATGGTGACTTTTTGTTTATATATACAGATGGCACTTTTATAGTTTCATACTTATTGTTGAACTATGTAAAAAAACCGAGACGAATAAGTCTAAAAAGTAATCAGTCTTGTGAATTGCCAGACTCAGCTCATCAAGAAATTGTAAATAGAGCTTCTGAAATAATATTACTATCTGTTGCTGATACCAAATTTCAAGCACAGCAACAACGAAATCAAATAACTGAATAAATTTAAAAAAATATGACTACTAGAAATCGTCCTTATCCACAAGCTACGTTGCCTTTTTTTACACACATGTTTGTAGTACCACAAACCGCAGCTATTTCTACGGATGCTACTTTTACATTGTTTTGTACTAATGCAGTCGATGGCGAAATAGCTGTTTTTAACAATATTACAAAAGCTAGAATCGCAGGTGCTATCCCAGTTGGTACAGAATACTTCATTGCTCAACGAAGAGGTACTACTCCTGAGGGAAGCCCTATTATTAAAATAACTCCACCAATCATTAGCAACAATCCAAAGAAATACAAGCCTTGTCCGTTTATTGCAAATGTAAAACAAGCTATTGAAATCGTTGTAACTGCTCCTGCTACTGAGAAAGACCAAACTTTCGATGTAATCGTAAAAGATGTAACTCCTCAAAACGAGCCTTACAATTTCTTTACATTATCGTTTGTATCTTTAACTGGCGTTGAAACGGTTGCTCAAATCCGTGATGGTTTGTTAGCAAGCTATACGGGATTGTTAAACAATACTGTGTTCGGTCATCCTTACGAAACAGCCAAATATTTCACAGTTACTGCTAGTGGTGCGGCTGGACTATTAATTACTGCTGTGTACGATGAAACTAACTTCACGGTACAGACTCGTAACGATTTGTATGGTGGAGCTACTGTAAACACCAACGGTGCAGGTAATTCTGATGCTTGGGTTGCTGGTTCTGGTTTAGGTTGGAAAGTTCAATCTGACGAAGAGTTATCACATCTTTCTGCTGACGGTAATACGTTTGTAAATACGGAAAGATTTGAACGTGCGGCACAAGTACAAAGATTTGGTAAAGCTGAATGTACTTACGATTACATCCAAATTGATGACTTTAATCGTGAGATTTTATCAGGTGGTGCTCACGAGCGTTACAATCGTGAAAGAATGAACGTTCTTATCGCAGTTGAAACAACTACTCCTGATACAACAGGTAGTGCTACGTTTACTGCTTTAAGTGCCGCTTTTGTTTAGAATTAATTAACCATATTGAATATTGAAGACAGGGGGAGTTATGCTCCCCCTTACTTTTATGAAAACACGACAACAAATCATATCCGAACTTCAATCAAGTGTCACAACTCTTTTAGCTTCTGTTAAACAAAACATATTTGATAACAATATCGAGTATATTTCAGGAAACAGATTACAAGTAGAACTTATTGAAATAATAAACCAATTAGCACAAAGAGTACTAGATATTGCAAATTCGTATTTAAACGAAGATAGCGATGCCGATGTGTATTCTAGCTATCGTAGACTTTTTGTAGTTAGCCAACTATTAGATTTAACTACGGGCACTATACCTATTGGAGATGTGGTTTCTTCTCAACCAACAGGAAACAATATTGCTAATTTTGGCGATGTTGCAATCAATACTGGTGATGGTGTAGCCTACGTGTTTACATCTGCACAACCTAATGCTTGGATACCTTTTGATTCTATTTTGCCCATAACGTCATCTAACTTAATTTCAGTAACTGACGGAAATGCAATAACAGTAGAAGCTTCTCAAATCTTAATAAGTAGTGGAATAACTCTAACAGACAATGGTGCAGGAGTGGCATCTATATCTAGTGTGCTTTCTAATGCTTCTGAGAGCGTAAAAGGTGTAGTGCAAGAAGCTACACAAGCACAAGTAAATGCAGGTACAGATATAGGAAGTAC